TAAAACAGTAAGTGAAATAATAAAAGATATCATTAATATTAATACAGCGGAAAATAAGAAAAAATATGTGCTTGAAATGGAAAAAACGACTGTAAAAATAAGTCCTTATGAAAAAATAATAATTGATAGCACTTATGAACTAAGTAAGAATAATCTGGTAAAAGCAACAAATTTTTTAAATAGTGTAAGTCACAGCAGAAGCATTGCAGATTTGAAAAATAAAATAATTGTAATTAGTGGTGATGAAAAGACTCAAAGAGTAGTGGCAGAAGCAAAAGATGATGCAAGTATTAAAGAATTTGGATTACTGCAGGAAGTGGAAAAGTTTGATGAAAAGAGTAAAGGAAATGCACAAAATATAGCGAATAATAAGCTTAAAAGATTAAATAGAATAAATGAAGACATCAGCTTAACGATGCTCGGAAATGAGAAAATAAGAGCTGGCCGAATTGTAGAACTGGAAAATGAAAATTTATATTTACATGGAGAGTATTTAATCAAAGATTGTGAACATAGTCTTGAAAATAATAACCATAAATGTAGTATAAATTTAATTCAATATTCTGAAAGTGACATTGAGAATGAAATAGAAGAAGCAACAGAAGCTTATGACAAAGAAAAATCAAAAGAACAGGCCAAGGCAGAAAAAGCGGCAAAGAAAAACAGTAAAAAAAGCAAAAAAGGTAAAAAAAATAAGAAAGATAAGGATAAAAAGAGTGAAGACAAAAATAATAAAAAAGGAGCAAAGAAATGAGTTGGGAAAATGAATTCGCCAAAGCATTTAAGGAAAGGGATAACGTCATGCCAATGGGAGTGCTTGAAGGCATCGTGATTTCCACAAGTCCTTTAAGAGTAAAAATAAAAGAAGGCTTAATAATATTAGAGCCTGAGCAGATTTATGTGAGCCGAGGGCTTACAACAAAGCACTATAAAGCAAAAGGAACAGGAAAATTAAAAGGAAGTAATTTAGGAACAATCAAATTAAATGGAACAATGCAAACTACGGATGAATTAAAATGGTCTGATGTGGATGTAGAATTTGATTTTGAAGTAACTTATCAGCTTGAAGAAGGACAAAAAGTCTATGTAATTCCGACAACAAGCGAACAAATGTATTTCATATGTGATGTCATTGAAAATAAGGAGTGATGTAGATGTTTCCAAATGTTAAATTTATTGACGAAAATGAAATAAAAGAACTGGAAAAAGAGTCATCATCGCTTGGGAAAACATTCCTGATTGATTTTACTGAAGGAAAAATGTTAAAAAAGGACGGAAGGCTAATAAAAACAGATGACATAAGAAGTATAAGGATGGGATTGAAAAGAAATTATTAACTGAAAAATACAAATATAAAATATATAAAACGTATGGATTAGGGTATAAAGAAATGCTACTAGGCAAGAGATTTCCTACTCCTTTTTTATATGCAGAACTTGAAAGGGAAATCGAAGAGGAAATGAAAAAACATCCGAGGATTTTAGAAATTGAAGACTTTGAAGCAATAATGGAAAGGAACAGATTAAAAACAAAATTTAAAGTAATATTGGATAATTATGAATCATTTGAATGGGAGGCGTTTTTAAATTGACAATAATAATTAAAAAAACAGCAGAAGAAATATTGAATAGCATGTTAAATAATTTGCCTTCTGATTATGATAAAACTGAAGGTGGATTATTTTATGATAATCTGGCACCTATTTCAATTGAGTTTAGCAATTTTAGAGATATTGTAGATTATGTACATAAAATGGGATTTGCAGATACATCAGAGGGAATTTTTCTCGAAAAGATTGCAGCGACAGTAGGACTTTCACGAAGAGAAGCAGTAAATTCTGTTGGAGAAGTGCAAATAGAAGGAGAAGCAGGAACAGTTGTTGAAGTTGGAACGAAAGTAAGTAGCGATACTTTTATTTTTGAAACGACTGAAAAGAAAGTTATAGATGCTACAAAAAAAGTAATTGTACCTGCTAGATCAGTTGATAAAGGGAGCGGATGCAATGTAGGAATCGGAGCGATAAAGTATTTTCCAGTCACAATTCAGGGCCTTACTAAAGTGACAAATTTAAAAGAATTTAAGGAAGGATACGATGCAGAAACTGACGAAGAACTGAGGACAAGATATTTTATTAAAGTCAGAGAGCCAGCAACGTCAGGCAATGTTTATCATTATAGGCAATGGTGCTTGGCTGTTCCAGGAATAGGTGGAGTGAAAGTATTTCCATTATGGAATGGAAATGGCACTGTGAAATTAGTGTTAATGGATGCCAATGGACTGGCTCCAGGGACACAACTTTTAAAAAATGTCCAAGATTATGTTGAAGAACAAAGACCGATTGGTGCAACTGTCACTTATAATGCAGCAATTTCTAAGATTGTTAATTTTACTGGGAAAGTTAGGATTGGAACAGAAACAACAATTGAAAAAGTAAATGAGGAATTTAAAAAGAAAGTAATAGAATATTTCAGAAAATCAGCTTTTAAAGATGATTATCTAAGCTATGCAAAGCTTGGAAATATCCTTTTAAATGTGACTGGAGTAAAGGATTATCTTGATTTTAAAATGAATAATGGGAATACAAATATAACTCTAGGAGCAGAGGATGTGCCTACTTTTGGAACAGCTAAAATTGAGGTGATGTAATGGAAAAGTTAATAAAATACATGCCGAAATATTATAGGAAAGTTGAAGAAATTGTGAATCTACAAAAGGCAATAGAAGATGTTGTAGATGAAGAAGAGTTTTTGAAAGAAATTTTGAGACAAAAATTTATTCAGAGTTCGACATGGAGCCTCGAAAATTGGGAACATATATTTGATATAACAACAGATATATCTCTGTCAAATGCAGCTAGAAGAGAAAACATAATAGCAAAAATGCAAGCTGGAAAAACAACAACAATTGAAATGCTTAAAACAATGGCAGAAGTGTTTAGCGGTGGTGAGTGTGATGTTATAGAAGTTAATAATGAATATTTCTTTTATATCAAATTTATAGGAATTTACGGAATTCCAGCGAATATGGATGGATTTATCAAAGCAATTGAAAGGGTGAAACCAGCGCATTTAGGGTTTAAATTTATATATAGCTACATGACTTGGGATGAGTTTGATAGATACAATAAAACATGGGACGCTTGGGATTCACTGAATTTAAATTGGGAAGAGAGAGAAAAATATAAAGAATAGGAGGTAAAAAATGCCAGCACAGAAAAAAACAACACTGGGCCTTAATCAATGGATAGGGAGTGAATATCCAAAAAGAATAGATTTTGTTGAAGATAATAAAATAATAAATGATGAACTTGAAAACAGAGTGAAAAAAACAGATCTTGCAACTGAAACGAAAGCAGGAATAATAACATATGCTAAAGTGAAGGAGATAGCTCCACGACCAGATTTGTCGCCATATATCAGGTGGGATAAAGGGTATAGGAACAACAATAATTATGATTGGATTGTAAGAGCAAATCTCTCTGAGACTTGGATGCCTAGACATCTCCACATGTATCTTGAGAATGGAGATTACATGGGAACATTTCATTTAAACGGTGGAAGGGCTTATTATAAAGTTCCAGGTCGTAATGGAGGGAACTGGTGTGAAATAATGGATAATCATGATATGATTGCCAGAGACCAGAGGATGAACAATATTGAACATGATAAGTCAAATTTATGGAACAGAGCAAACGACGCATGGAACAGAACACAAGATTTATACAATAGAAGTGACAATGACACGGTAAGAGATGTAAGGCTTGTGGGATACATAGTCCCGATTGTGGCACACGCAAATCAGGCAACAGAACGTGGAGGATATGTGGTCACAGGACTTGTAAACGGTAACAATGACCATGTTATCGATCAAGTTCAAATGCGTGCTTTTCAGGTAAAACGTGGAGGAGCAGGAGGGCAGAATTGGTATAACGTTCCATTTGGATAAAAATAAGGAGGGAAAAAATGAAATTTGAAGTAGATAGAGTAGGTTTGATTACACTAGAAGATGGTTTTAAATATTATGGAATTTTTGATAAAGATAATAAGGACTGGTACGAAGAGCTTAAGAAGTTTGATAAAGATACCTTAAAAGTTATGTACAACAAAGATACACATTTAGTATTTAGCACAAATACAGACGCTAGTATGATAGCTCCGACTATGGTCGGAGATGTGGTAGAAGAAATAGAATATCAGGAAGTTGAAGTTGCTCCTGATAACTATTTTGTAGGCGGGAAAATTGTAAAATTAAAGGAATGCGAAACAATAAAAGATGGAAAGATTGTATTTAATAGAGATTTTAAGATTGAGAAAATAAAACGGGAACTATCTGAGTTAAAAACAGAGCATTCAGAAAAAGAATTTATATACAAAGAAAAATATCTGCAGCGTAACAGGGAACTTGATAAAAACAATTTAAACAATATTGTAACAATGATGATGGCTACCAAAAAGGCAACATTTGATGGATGGAAATTTAAAAACAAGGATAGAACAGATGAGTATGTAACATTGACAATGCAGGATGTGCTGGAATTGTCTAAAATAATGACAGAGCAGACAACGAAAGCAATGCACACAGAAACAGTATTAAGAGAAAACCTTGCGAATTTATCAGATGAAGAACTTAAGAACTTTAATGCAAGAAAAGAATTTGAAAAACTTTGGAAAAACTAGGAGGTAGTAATGCAACTTGAAAGAGACAAATTATATATATCATTTCACAGACCCCGCGGTGTAGTGGGGTTTTTAATTTCCCTGTGGACACTAGGCGAATATAGTCACTGTGAATTTGTGCATAATAGAAATGTATACCTGGCCAATCCGGGAGGAGTAAGGGAAGATGTATTTAAATATAAGAAGAACATGGATATCTTTGAGCTTGACAGTAACATATGGGCATCTGATGTAATAGACTTTTTCAATGCTAATAAAGGCAAAGGATATGATTACAAGGCGATAGTAGGGAGCCAGTTTGCTTGGTTTCTTAATGCTCAGGACAATGAGAAATTTTTCTGCAGTGAGTTTTGCCTGAACGCTATTGATTACGCGTTACAGTTTACACTGACATACAGAGGGCAGACGCTAGAAAAAAAAGGGTATCATAAGTTTAATCCTGCTCGATTATTTAAATATCTGAAATTTATGGAATTAATAGGAAGGAAAGTGATGTAAATGGAAATAGGAAATCTTATAGGAAGTGAATTCGTGCATGAAGGGAAAGAATTAAAAGTTACAGGATTCAGAGTCGAAGGAGGTGAAATAATATTGACTACTGAAACGTTAGGAGGTGATAATGCTACAAAGAAAAAATATGTGCTTTCAGATGCAAGTATTGAGAAAATGAAAGGAGTACATCCGAAACTGATTGAACTCATGAAAAAGGCAATAGGTGACAGCCCTTATGATTTTAAAATTGTACAGGGACTGAGAACTGCTGAATATCAAAACAGTTTGTATCAGCAGGGAAGAACTAAGCCTGGTAAAATCGTTACAAAGCTTGATGGATACAACAGAAAATCGAACCATCAGGCAAAATCTGATGGTTATGGCCACGCAGTAGATATAGCAGTTTGCGGGCAATACGATCAGAACGGTAACTACGTAAAATGCACTACGGATGCTGAAATGTTTGATAACAAAAAGCTTGTTGAAATATCAAAGCATATCAAAGCAGTAGCAAAAGACATGGGACTGGAAATAGTATGGGGCGGGGAATGGAAAACTTTATATGATACACCACATTACGAACTTTTATAAAAAATAATTTTAAGGAGTGATTTTAATGGACAGAATAGCAGCAAAAATTTACATTACGGGAAAAATTATAGAACTGGCAAAAACACTGATTTACAGAACTGAAATCTTAAGTAAGGGAAAAGCAGGAGTTGAAAAATTCAGAGAAGTCTACAACGGTTTCTGGGACAAGCTGGAAGATCTGCTGGAAAAGGAAAAGGCAAACGACAGGCCACTCATACCCAACTTTATTGAGGAGATAGGAGAAGAGGCATTGACGGTAGCACTGGAAGAGGCTAAAAAGAAATGCGACTTAAGAGTGATGCTGCAGGACATTTTTAACATTGAAAAGAAAGCAAATCCTGCTGCACTGTAGTGGCAGAGGAGGAAAACTTGTGGGAATTAACTTTAATGAAGTGAAAGCCATTGTTGAACTTGGCATAATGAGTATTATAAGCTACATCTATATTACTCAACAAAAAAAGCTTTTTGAACAACAAGAGAAAGTAATAACTGTATTAGCAAAACTTGAAAATCAATTGAATAACGACAGACTACGAGGAAAAGGGCTGGAAATAGCCCTTGTTCTCAAAATTCAGGATTTAAGATGGAGTATACAGAAAAGAGTAATAAAATATATAAGGAATAATCACATCAAAGAGAACTGGGCAGTAATAAATAAGGAAATAGACACATTCTTTGATGTGAAGCTTATAGATTTTGAAACAGATATGCATGACATTATAGATGATATTACTTTCAAGATAATTTACGGAATATTCAAAAATGAATTTTCAGAAACTAAAAAAGTATTAATGAATATTCTCGCAGATTTAAAAGAGGATGGAGCAAAAGAAAATGAACTTTACGACAAAGCGATAAGAATAGTAGAAGCTCATATGCAAACAATTGAAAATGAGCTTGTCGCTCACGTAAAAGAACTTATTAATTAATTGGCTTGACTTTTTAGAAAAACAAGGTATAATATATCAAAGACCATTTTTTAATAGTAGCACTATGTAATGTGAATTATAAAAATTTTTGTAGAGTTCTATT